GACGACTACCGGGGAATATACTTGCAGCATCCATTCGCCCAAACATTCCGGGGTTCTCCATCAGTTCCCGTTTGGTATCGAAGTGTTGCTTCATCAAATCCATAACCTTTCGTTCACTCTTCGTCAACGAAGACTGGAGTTCTGGCCTCTCTATGGCTAAAGCGGCTCTCTTGTAAACTTCCTGACGAATACCTTCCCGACTTAACTTCTGGTCTCCTATTGAGAACTCAGGGTCACGCATAGCTGTACGCACAGCATCATAAAGCTGGTTGTACACACGCTGGTTAGAAGAGTGTAATCTCTCATGTATGTCAGAAGCAGTAGCCCCAAACTTACCGTTAGTACCACTCTGCATACCAGTAGGAGAACGTACTAAATCCGTAGCGAGACCTCTAATCTCAGGGGTCTCTGAACGTAAGGTCTTCAAGCCAATCTCAGTAAACCCTCCAAGATTGATACCACGAGCTGCTCTCTCCGGGTCAATCTCAGCGAAGTCCTTAAGAGTCTTAGGGTTCAACGGATTGGATGCACTTAATATAGTACCATTAGGTAATATCACAGCGCCAGCTTCTACTGGATGGTCTGCGTAGTTAACACCTGCATGATTCTTAGAGAAGTCTAAACCATCCGTAGGATACAACGTAGTGTCTGCTCCTCCAGTGTTGATTGCCGACTCACGAGCTTCCACTCTAAGTGCTGGCCCGGCGAACTCATTAGGAATCTCCACGCCACCGTTGGCTTTACGGAGACCTATGGATACACCGTCCACAATCGCCGACATCCCGGCACCAAAGAGTAAGCCTCCAAGAGCTGCATCAGCATAGTGAGCATCTCCACCAGCCACAGACGTTCTGATAGCCTCAGAGGCGACATTAAGTCCTGCTGATTGAGTCCCAACCACGAGAGCCTTATTGACTACCTTAAGTCCTCTCCCAGCTACCCCAACCAACGGGACGTAGCTTAGAGGGTCTACACCAGCACCTACGATACCAGCCGTGAGCTTAGCGCCCATTCCTGCATCGTAAGCCTTAGCGTCAGTCTCATAGTTCTCGTTAGCCATCTTAATGAGCGCTGAGAGAGTCTCTGGACTACCACCAGTTACTACGTTGATGTACCGAGGGTCTTTAACTTCAGTTCGGATTCTGTCCAACTCCTCAGGAGACCATGTGTGGCTATTCCAACGAGTAGGAGTTAAGGTATCCTTAAACACATCATAAGAGTCGTCTACACGAGCTGCCCGGAAGGCTACGCCAAGTGTGCTGTTTTCTACTTGAGCTGTGGTGGCATCTCCAAATCCGAAGAACGTAGAGCGCTTGCTTATTTCATCCAACGTTGTACCGTGAGTTAGCCAGTAGTCCTCAGCGAAAGGTTTATTTGGAGCCTCCTGTTGAGTACCTTCAACATTGAATCCAGTAGACTGGGGTAGGGCATCTCCTACTTTAGGTTTTGTCCCTAAGCCAGCGAACGCCTCCTCTGAAGGGATGCCCTTAGCCTTTGGGGTAATACCACCAAATAACTCTAAGGCACCTGACTTAGTACTCTTGGCAACGTCCAGAAGTTTACGCATATAGTTGCGGCCTTCATCGGAGATAGACGCAAAGTCACCCTTATCGTAAGCTGCTAATTGTGGAGCACCGCCAGTCCCCTCACCTTGGTTATACGCTAAGGCTGCTTTAAGCTCGTCCCCATCGTATTTCTTAACGAGGTCTGATAGTAAACGAGCACCAGCGTCAATAGCTAACTCAGGGTTGAATCGGTCATCTAAATCATCACCAGTAACGTTCAGTCCCATAGCGGCACCTGTATTCTTGGTGAACTGCATGATACCTAAAGGCCCGGTCGGAGACTTAGCTTTAGGATTGAAAGATGATTCATTGAAGGCTAACTTACGGAGCAACTCATAGGAGACCCCATGACTATCCGATGCCTTTTGGAACATAGCGTCATAAGCGCTAGGTGTTTTGTTATCATATTTAGCCACGGTAGACCTCCTAGTGTTGTTGAGTATTATTCTTCTTTACGCCCATAGATATACTTAGGAACCTTCTTACGGTTCTCACGGACACGCTCACCTGCGGCCTTACGAGCTTCAGTTGCCCTAGTGATAGGTGCTCTCTTATTGGCTTCTGCAAGTGCTTCATTACGAGCCTTCTCAGCGGCCTTCTCTTGAGAGTCTTTATAGACTGCCTGTAAGAGTTCCTTATCGTACCGCATACGAACCGTCCCGGTAGTGTCCATCATAAAGATAGAATTACCTTGTTGGTAGACTGTTAGTTGCTTATTGGTAATCCAAGGGTTAGACGCTATGATTCCCTTACGGGCTTCGTCGATAATGTCTCTACCTTGCTCCCAGCTCTTAGGGTCATCACTAACCTGAAGGGCGTTCTTAGGGAGAATACCAATCGCACCATTACCGTCTGCACCTTCATCAGTGAACGTCACAGTGGACTCTTTGAGAAACTTATCGACCTGCTGCATTGCCATATCAGCATTACCTGTACGGTACTTAACGGAGTCATAAATCTTACGAGCCATTCCATCAAGACTAGCAGGTATGCGAGACAACTCTGGAGACTCTGAGTTATTCTTAAGGGATGCCCAAGACTTATCGTCTTCATACTGCATCTCTTTGGTAAGACTTCTACGTGAACGGTCAGCATCAATAATTACCTGAGGGTCAATACCTTGTTTATCCATCATGTCCATCGTTAAGAATAATTCAGCTTTATCAGGATAGAGGGCAGCCACCAAGTCTGGGTCAGTATTCCGAAGTCTCCGAAGGTTATTCAGAGCTGGGGAATCATTATTGAACTGACCGTTAATCACAGCGGCTTGCCACTCATTCCCTGCGTCAGTGACCATCTGGGCTACTGCTGTCCTGAAAGCCCCAGACTCAGAGTCAGACCTTAAGTAATCCAGCTTCATCTTATCCTTCTGTGCATCTGAGATTTGCATATGGTCAATACTGGCTAGCTTCTGATTGGCGTAATTCACCATATCGCTATGGGTAAACTCTCCGGTGTTTTCATTAGTCGGCATATCCTTAAAGCTGGTGGATACATACTCACCGTTAAGTCTCTTCTCGAATTGCTGGTCTATTACCTGAAGTTTATTCACAGACTTCTTCTGATCATCCAGAGCCTTAGAGTTAGCCTTAGACTCCTGACGGAATCTATCCTGCATCTGAGCCTGAGCCTGGATGAGCATCTGTCGCTGAGGGGTCAACTCTTCACCCGGCTGGAGTTTATCTAACTGCTCCTTCTGGGCCTGAAGCATCTCCCAGCCAGCGGAGGTATTCTCTTGGTTCAACGCTGAGTTCATATCAAGCTGGAACTTCTCCATCAACTTAGCGTCATTCTGGAACTGAGACGATTGGGCCTTAACCATCATAGAGTTCCACTGCTCGTCACCCATCAGTTCCTTATAGGTACTAGTGGCTCCGTTAAGTGTTACTGTACGATGCTCCAGACCCTGTAGGAAGTTAGCACCGCCCGGTCTCTGAACGACATCATTAAGACTCGCTGAGATAAGCTGGCTGGCCTGACTATCGGACGGTATGGAACCTGTGGTGATAGCGTTGTCGATGTACTTAGAGAAGAACTCACCGGAGTCTGGTCGAGCCAGTATAGCCGGGTCTGAAAGTACACCATTAAGCTCCACCTTAGAGTTCACTAAGGCACCTTTCTGAGCTTGGTCACTCAGGAAGTTATCGTGAGCACCATACAGTGAGATGTTACGCTCGGTGATGTTAGAGTTGAAACCTTTCTGGAAGAACTCATCGGACTCCCTAATACCAAACTGTTCAGCGTAAGAGGTGGCACCTTCGGTCATCCGAGAGTGACGATACTCTTCCATCTCCTGACGGGTTCGGAACTGTCCCTCCTTAACCTTCTGCATAACGTCGTCGTCAACTAAGAACGCTGCGTTACGCCCAGTCTTAACCTTTAGCGCTTCCATAGCGTAAGGGTCATCCTGATACAATAAGGTTCCATTCTGGACGGCTGCACGTCTTTGTTCCGGGGTTAACTTACGAATAATCTCGTCTGAACGTTCCTCTGCACGATTCTTAGCGTTAGAGTCATAGGCATCAGTGGCTGCCCCGGCAAAGTCCATAATCGCCCCCCAGAGGTCTTTAGTTACAGGCTTGGCAATCTGAGTAGCTGCTGTAGCATTCTGACCTGAGAAACCTCTAATACGAGCTGCTCCGGGAGTACCCATAGAACCTAAGGCTGTATTAATTTTACTAACCATTGATACCTCCTAATTGTTGTTTACCTTTAGGCTACTTAGTAGAGCCGCCACCAGACATAGAACTCCCCGCCCACGCAGAGCCTCCAGCGAGTCCAGCACCTACAGCCATACTTAAGGCTGACTGCTGCTTCTGTTCGCCAGCGTTACGCGCATTAATCTGGTCTTTAGTACCTTCAGTCCTACCCACCTGACCCGCAAAGATATTCGCGTAGTCTCTGTTGTAGGCATCAGTTACACTATTAGCGTCCCGAATGTGCTGACCCTCAGTGACCATCTCAAGGCGTCTCATAGAGTTCCCCTCAAGTCCTGACTCACCAATAGCTGCCCGAAGTGTTCCTATAGCTTGTACCTGCTGCATGTTTCTCCCGGTAAGCTCGTTACTGGCATCTTCAAGTGCGGCTCTGGCTCTTAAGGTATCATCAGCGTTATTAATATTCATGGCCTTAAGGTCTGCTAGGGACTGTTGACGCATGGCATTATTCTGAGCTGCTGTAGCTTGGTTAGCCATCCGGGAATTATTTAATGATTTACCAGCCGCTAATGCTACTGGTATTGCTGCCATCCAGCACATAGTTACCTCCGGTTAATTACAAATAATATAAATTGACCATTACGGGTTGTCCCCCCAAACTCAGCGCCAATACTCTTAAGGAACCGAATGTGGGCTGTATTACCTACCCATACATAATTCCAGATGTAGTCATAAGCTACCAATAGGGTATCCCGGAACTCGCATATCAATCGGTGGAAGCGAACCTTCAGCGCCCTACTGAGCCGCCACACTTGGTCAGACGTAATGAACCACACTTGGTCTCCTACGTGTCCACCTATAGCTAACGGGAACCCATTCAAGTCCATCGTGAAACACTCAGTAGCTGGTGGGAATGTAGGTTCAATACCTAACGCTTTAGCCTCAAGTATGTCATGATGGGCTGGAACGAATACTTCAAAGTCGGTACTTTTAGCCCTTCTTATGAACATAAAGTTTCTCCTCTTTTAGTTTGACTTTAGGCTCTCCCTTTAGTGAGTCTTAATGTTCACCTCAGGGAGAGCTATTATTTAGATACCAGAAGTCCTCCGGGAGTAGTTACCTTCCCATCCACAACCAATAACGTTGAGTGGTGTAGGAGCCTCTGACCACATGGTCACTGTGTTGTACCTAGCGTTACCTACAACCGGGAACCTATACTGAGCTGTATGTAACGTTGAGAGTCCTACAGTGGTCGTTTTGGCTCCTATGAAGCCAGCTCCCATGTTGTACTGGAACGTTCTCGATTGGTTCTCAACGTCAATATAGAACTGCCCGGAATCCTCAAAGTTGACCCACGCTCTACGCAACTGTAGTCTACCGGAATCCTCTGTGGACACCATCCCGTTGTCGTCGGTCTTCTTAATGAGGAACTTAGAGAACTGGTAAGTGAACTTAAAGTTATACCCCAAGAATACCGTAACCCCTTCGAGGTCATCATTAAGTGTGATGGTTTCACTATCAACGATGAACTCCGTTACCGTACCATCAGTCTCCACTAAGGAAATCTTTACGCCATCATCAGGTTTGAACTTAAAGGCATCCTGAAGGTTAATGGTCGTTAAGTTAGTATCCCAATCATAAGAGCCTACAGGTATCTGATAAGAGACTTTGTTATCCAGATAGAGCCTGTAAGGTTCACCCGGTAAATCCAGCGTGTCCTGTGTGAACTCTACACGACCTAACCAAGTGTTAGAGGCATTGCGGATGATGATGTGCAACGTTGAGCCGATTGAGTCAGCAACAAGAATCTCAGTACCTTCAGGTAACTCCCAGTTACTCCATGACTGCTGGGCTACCTGCTCGTCAATGTAAAGGAACTTGTAGATATACAACTTGTTCTTAGCGCCACTTGTAAGCACCGAACAGAAGTTCTCAGTGATAGACCCATTGATTGAGAAGACACCATTCGGTATGAAGCTGGGAACGTGAGTGGTAATCTCCTCAGCGTTCTTGACCTCACTAACATCGCCTACAGCATAATACCGATAGATGGAACTGAAGGTCGCTCTCTGGGCTACAAAGTAGATGTTCCGACCGATACCGAAAGGCCTGGCACCATCTTGCACATCGAACTGTGTCGTTAGATTAAGCTCTAAAGAACGGGAACTCAAAGTCCCTTGAGCATTCATGACGAACTGGGCCTCATCAGACCATAGTAGTAACTCTTCTGCAAACGGGACGGCGTACTTTAAGATAGACACTCGGTTGTGACTGATAGACACATCAATAGGGTCGTCATCGCTCAAGTTCGCTACACTCGGTGGAAAGAAATCGAAGTATCTCCCAGTACGGGAAAGTATCACGTTCTCACCACTAAGGAATCCCAGACGGTTCCTCCAGAAGAACACATCGGTAATCTGGGAGTCTACTATAGATGGCATAGCAGACGTTAGGTCATCACCCGCTTTACGTGGTTGCCATTCATGCCAGTTGAAATCAAACTGACCATCTGCTGCACGAACAAGCGCCCAAGGCATCGTATCGTTCTTAAGGTTCTGTACAACGTTCCACCCGATAGTCTCCTTCCAGACCTTCTGGCCTAAGTCATACTCAACGTAGTAACGGTCAGCCGTCTTTGAGGTATCACCAACAATTTGAACGAGATAGCCATCGGGGGCATTAAGGGGTAACTTAGCGAACGTCTGAACAAAGTGAGTGACAGGGCTAATCAACTGGTCTGCATAACCATCCTTGGTCGTCAATGACTCTATGGTCTCACCGCTAGGGGACTGAATGTGAATATACCCAGTACCTACCGTAAACGTCCACGTTGGGAATGCTACATCAAGAAGTTTCTTAAGCTCCTCCGCTATGTTCTGAGCGTCCACTTTAGGAGGGTCATCCTCTGCGCTGGCACCATTAGGTAACTGGTGATTAACCGAAGTACCATTAAGTGTTACCGTTAGCTTCCGACCGTATTGACCACCTCGAACGTTTATCAAGGCATCCTTATTGGTCTCAAAGGTTCCACCGTTAGATTTACTTGCCGGGTCTTCGGTTATCGTCTTATTCCTATTAACAACGAACGTATAGTCAGCCACGGTAATCATCCGTAAATCTTCACGAGGTTTACTCGATTGTACGTACGACATATCACCGCGCACTGTATACTCTGTACCCGCTAGGTCGTAGATGCGAATCCCTGTACCTGTGAACACTACGTAATACTGCTCGAACTGGTCACGGTTAATAAGGTGAATCAAAGGGTCAACTCCTAGAAACTGACCGTCCCCAAGAACCTTAGTGAGAACTAAAGGAGGTCTTTTCTGTAACCCTTCAGTCTCTGAAGACCAGCCGTTTACCTGCTTGGCCCCCTGTTCGGGGAACCTTAGGATGTCTGGCTGTTGACTAATGCCTGACTTAAGGTTCTTAATACTTTGACTGATAAGAGCCATAAAGTACCTCCTAAAGTTATCGTGTTAAAATACCCTGAACGAATGCATCCCCATCCAGCATGTTGTACTGACCAAAGTCTAACTCATACTCGAAGCATCGCATCTGTGCGTCTCGCTCCTCTTCAGCTAATGAAGCCTCTACTTCAGGTGCTCCAAAGAATCGAGAGTTAAACTGACGGGAAGCCTTGGCGACAATCCACGAACGGAAGCATTCAGGCATCTCATCGTAATCTTTAAGAACCACCAAGTTTACTTGTAGTGCTCCGGTGAACTCATCAGTTGCTGCTGACTTATCGTAGATGTAACCTGAACGGTTCACGTAAGTGGTCGTACCGCCTGTACTTAATAGAGACAAGTAGTTAGGACTATATGGGATAAGACCAGTGTTCAGGTCTGGGGTAAGCGTTGCGCCTTCCTCAATGTTGAACGTCCAGCCTCTTGATTGAATCTGTCGGTTTATCTTACTGAGGATGCGTTGAGCGTTCGATACGTCTGCGTTGGTCTCATCGTCCAGTGTGATTACTGGAGGTTCACCTATAGCCGCTAGAATCTCATTGACTGCATCCAGTTCAGCACCATCACTAACACTAGTGTCCGGTGAAAACATAAAGTCCTCCTCTATGCAAAAAACCCCTCAGAGCCTTAGAGGCCCCAAGGGGTAAACTTATTGTTGAGACTTAAGTGCCTTGTTACGCGCACGAGTGGCTGCTGCCTTTTGTTGTGGAGTTAGGGCTTCGCCTACATTACTAGACTCACCCTCCTCGTTAACGCTAGAGGCTGCTAACCTTAAGCCCCCGCTTTGAAAACTACAGCGCCTGCTGCTTCTGGACGCAACTGACCGTGACCCATAGCGTACTTAGCGATAATCTGGTCAGCCTGATATTCTGGACGACGAGCACGTTCTAACGCCAAGTCTTTCAGTTTAACCGTACCGACTGCGGAGCGGTGCTGGAACAGGCCAACAACGTTAGTCAGATTGACGTTACCACCAGTTTCCGGGAAGGCGTGTTTCTGTGCGGTAGGTGCTACACCCTCTTCAGGACGGTTATCACCAGCACCACCAGCGGTCAAGTGTGGAACTTCTACAACTTCGAAGCCCATTACGTTACGGATAGAACCACGCTCAGGGTCAATCAGAGCCGCATAGTTCGCAGCGTTAGGCATCAGAGCCGCAAGAATCGCTGAGTACGCTTCAGGGTTACAGTAGAAGGTACGGTCAGCCGCTGGAACGTAGTTCTTAGTGAACTTGGCGCGAGCTTGAGTCAGCATGGCAATAATCTCTTGACCATATTTCTCAACGTCAGTCACAGAGGTTGCTGCGGTGATAGTTGGAAGTGTCAGTAAGGTTGGCTTACCGAGACCTACAATGTTCTCATCCACAGTTGACGCCAAGTTAACCAGACCAGCAAGTTCAGCTAACACTGCACCATCTGCTGCCATCGCTAAGGATTCGCCCAGTTGCGCTGTGTACTCTGCACGAACGTCGAAGTGGTTCATTGCGTCTTCAATATCGTAAATCAGAACGTCAGCGGTGAGCAGTCCATCAATGTTAATCACCTTCTCGGTGCCTTTGATGTCTTTACGCTTATCGTCGAGGTTCTCACCCGGTTGCAGGTATGCGGCTTTGGTACGACCAAGTACAGGGAACTGAGCGGATTTACCTGAAGAGATTGAGCGAATCATGTGACGATTGGTTGTCACCGAGGTACGCGCAAATGCTGTCAGAACTTCACCACCAAACACTTTCAGGAACATCGCTAACTTATCTGCTGCGCTCTGACCTTTACCTTGGTTTGCACCAATTTGTTGTCCACCTTGCATATTCGCCATATTGTAAATCTCCTTTGTGAGTTAATATATAAAGTTTGTAGTTACTACTTGAAACTAGTTGGTACTAATTGTGTAACTTTGGGAGATGTACTCGCGTTAGCTTCCGCTCACTACCACTAGGGTTGCGTTGTAGGCAATACTTTCTGTCCTCTCCCTTTAGTGAGTCTTAATGCTAGAACTTAGCTGCCCAAGTCTTCGCTTCGACTTCTGCTCGGAACTTAGAGTCACTACGGTAGCGAGGGTCACTCATATCTTTAACCATCTCCGACCGAGTGTTATAACCCTCAACGGCTGCTTTAGGTGCTGCTTTAGCGGGAACTGCTTGCTTCGTAACGGTACGCTCAGAAGGCTTACCAAACTTCTTAGTGAAGCTCTGACCAGCTAAATTAACGATAGCCTTAACGGTCGCAAGGTCACGGTTATTAAAAGCTGTCTCGAGGGACTCAGCGGCTTCCGGGTTGGTAGACTTAAGGTGTGCATGAAGTGAGTTGAAACGTTCTTCACCACCCGCATAAGCCTTGGCCTGTTGGACGTATTGAGACACCAGCGCTTCCTGTCCACGGATATAAGAATCCACGAACGCCTTAGAGTAACCTACCTCTTGTAGCTTAGCGTATGACTCAGCCGTCAAACCTTCACCAGCGTACTCAGCCTCAATAACTGAAAGTGCCTCTTGAGTTAAACCACGAGCTACAGCGTCAGTGACCATCTCTTGGAAACCAACTTCATGCTCGGAAATCTGAGAGGTAACTGTAGTCAAATCCGCAGGAGCATCACCTAAAGGTACGAACTCTTCGGCACCTTCAACATCACCCTCAGAACCTTCCGGGTCTTGTCCTTCAACTTCCTCGGTCGCTTCCTCACCGATACGGACTTGGATATGACCGTTATCTTCACCCTCTACAGCGTACTTATCGCCAATAGCGTAAAGGTCTGCTTCACCGTCTGACACGTCAATGGAGTCATCACCATCACGAGTCTCAACGTTAAGAGCCAACATGTTTGCTTCATGTTCCTCTTGGTTACTTCCGGTCATAACTGCTGCGTTAGCACCTAAGGATGCATATACTTCAGCGTTCGATTCACCAGCCATAATTAATTAACTCCTCTTAGAATGATAAACTATCTAAGGGAAACTTGTGGTCTCCCTTTAGTGAGTCTTATTACATACCAGCTTGTTCGGCTGCTGCTTGCATGGCTTCTGGTGACGCTGTGGCCTGTGCTCCTACTCCTGCGCCACCTGCTGCTGCTGCGTTCTGAAGACCTGTTTGAGCTGCTTGTTGAGCCATAAGCTGTTGCTTCTGTTCCTCGGTTAGAAGGATACCAGATTGGTCAATACCGATAGCGTTAGCAAATCGTAACTTAAGAGTCCCAAGGTTCAAATCAGGGTCTCCCTCAAGTTGCTTAAGGCTAATCAATGCGGCTGCATACCGTTCCAACTTATCGTAATCCTGACCTCGGCCAATCGCTTCCAGACCCGTGCTGATAGTTGGCTCAACGGCTTCCTGAGGTAAATCAGGAATCTGCTGGGTAGCTTGAAGCTGCTTAAGGAGAACCTTGACGAGTCTCAACTGGAGTTCCTGAGAGAGAATCGAATAGACTCCACCCAAAGTATCCTCAAGTTCAGAGGCTACATACCGAATCTCTTCGGCTGTCACTCGCTCGCCTGTACGCTGCACCGCTGAGTTCAACATAAAGGCATACGATAAGCGAGCCTCAATACCGTCACTCACCGACTTAGCTACAGTGAAGTCTGCTTGCTTCTCCAACTGTAAGAACGAGATGTCATCCTTACGACCCGGAACAAAGTCACCCGTCTGCGCTTTAGTCAAACGTCGCGGCTGAGTAATACCAGCGGGATTAACGAGTCCAATTACCTTAGAGGCAATCATGGCTTGCTTCACAATGGCTTCCTGAAGATTCTCAAGAGACCTTAAGTCCCCTAAGTATTCCTCAACATAGGAACGCCCGTAGGCTTCACCGTCTAAACGTACCATGCGAACTGGTACATACGGTAAGGCATCTATCGGATACGAAGCGTCTGACCCATCAATCTCAAGCTCTTCAGCTTCCTCATACTTAAGGAAACTTTCAGTCTCTTCGTCCCAATAAATATGGGTATAGATGTCAATAGTCTCAGCCGACTCTTTGTCACCTGCTGCCCGGACTATAGTGGCTCTAACGTCCTCGGGTAACGCCCCGAAAGCTATCTGGTCTCGTGTGACCACTTGAAGTATATTGCCGTATGCATCTCTTTGGACAACATAAGAAGACAATCTGTATAACTTCAAAGGGTTGTACGGGCCATCAGGCGACGGTATGTAGAGGAGGACATTACCAGCCACCACGAGCTGCTTAAGTGCTTCGAATAGAGTCACTCGGTAACTATTGGTCTCAATGAAGTTCATGATAATACGTTCAACCATTGAGAGGCCAGCGTCAATCTTAGCGAGACCATCTGTATCTCCCAGAAGGTTCTTTGCTTCGAACTCGCTTATCGTCAACTTCATCCACGACTGCATCGGGAATAACGCTAACATAAGTTTAGACGCAAGGTTGTTAACTCCACGGGCACCCACAGCTTGCCAAGGTGTAGCGTAGTCTGTAGAGGCGTTATCGGAGTCCTTAGGGAACAACGATGGAATCGTGTAGGTTGCACAGTTCTCCGCTCGTGTCTCGTAAGGTTGACGATCATTCTTGAGTCGGTCGTAAGTGGCCTTAGCGCCTTCCTCTGCGAACCCTTTACGTTCAGTAGTAGCCATTTAGTTAGCCCTCCCCATAACCAGTCATATGTTTACACCGTTACCAGTGCTTCGGGAGACACTCAATGACTTCTTACCGGATGCTCGCGCTCTCTTACGGTTAGACTCTGTGTCTTGGTCTGTAGTGTCCACGTTTTCAACGTTAGGAGTCTCTACAGGCACTGCTGCGACCGGAGCGTCTGAGGCACCCGGAATGTTAGGCTGATTCAGTAGACCTAAGGTAGCCACGTTACTGACCTTCTTAAAGGCTTTACTGATAGATTTGGCGATACCACCCATACTCTATACCTCCGTAAAGATGGTCTTAATGGAACCATCTGGTTGATGCTGACGTCGGGCTACCCATGAGTATCCGTTACGTTTGGCAGACTCTAAGATTGACTTCCAGACCTGTCGGGTTTCCTTACAATAAGGAGAAAGAACCAACATCTGAATGTCTAATACCTTACCTTTGTGGTGAATACAGTAACCCTCTTGATACGCAAGGTATCCTTGAGATATACCACCAACTTGTATGAACTCCTCATCAAGCCCTGACGAGTCTAGCACATCTGTAATCCATTGAGTCCACTCGAAGGTGTCTTTAAAACCTTTGGGTAATCCTAGACGGTGGATAGTCCAGTAGATGGGCATAAGTCGATAGTTGCAAGGTTTAGAAGTAATCATTAGTTAAACGCCTTAGACCCAATGGCCTTAGAGGCACTATCGGTCTTCTTAACGGTTACACTCTTGCGACCCTTTGTTACATCTGGGTTCACTGAGTTGCTATCCTCGGAGCCTCCAAATTGAACACCTGTAGGAACCTCCGTTAAAGGAGCTGGCTCAGGGACAACCGAAGTGTTTACTTGAGGTGTTTTAATCTTTGGTGAGAAGCACATCGTTAATCCTCCTGTGAGTCTTCCGCAATCATCTCAAGACGTGTACCCATGATGTCAATCGTAGCGGAGGCATAACGTAACCCTAGGAGGAACCCTAAGATAACCTGCTCGCTATTACCTTGCGCCCTCATGATATTCATATGACCAATAGCGTCAATATAATCAAGCGAGAATTGAGCCTGAAGATACTTTTGGACTGCTGGTGGAACACTTGGTACATCGTCTGGATTGTCAATATAATGTTTAATTTCTGAGAGCATATCTTTAAGTCTCCTTCTTTAAGTATTTAACTTTAAGTAGTAATCATGAATGGTACTCTCCCTCTAGTGAGTCTTAATAGGGTGAATACCATTGAGTTTACTTCTTCTTGTTATCTTTCAGTACCTTACGCTTAAGGTTAACCAAAAGGTATAAGGCACGAGCAATAGGCACAATGACCAGAAACGCTACAGCACATTGACCAATTTCGATGGGTTCCACAGTGTGATTTCTCCTGTTTCATAATTATACTCATCCGAACGAAGGATGCGAGCCATTTGACCCTGTTTGATGACTTCCTGTTCACTCATACCTGCCTTAGCGCCAATCGATACAATAGCGTCCCAGAGGGTCTCAGTAGGCTCTAACGGACGTTTAATCCATTTAGTAACCTCCTGCCCCTTGTTCTTGCCTGACTTCAAGATGGATACTACAGGCTCCGTAATGAAGGGTTCCTTAATGAACTCCTCAGCGGTATCCCCCCATCCGGGAATCCCACCGTAACCATCCGTAATGTCACCCTTAATAGTCTGGAAGATGTGCCAGTAATTGGCTGTCTCCATAGTCTGCTTAAGGATATTACCAGTGGTACACCAGAGGAAATCACAATCAGGGATTGTCTTAAAGTCCTTATCGCAGGAGACTAAGACAGCCTTCTCGTAACCAAACAGCGAAGGGTCTGACCCAATGATACCCATAACGTCATCACCTTCAAGGCGAGGCTCACGGATACACACAAAGTCCTCATTAGAGAATACCGTAGCGAGGAACTCAAAGTAGCCTACAGGCTTCTTAACAACCGCCCGGTTCTCTTTGTACGTTGGGTCAACCAAGGTCTTACGCCAGTTGATACTATCGGTGAACGCAAGAATAATATCAGCGCCACTCCAAGCCTTCTTACGGGAAGCGTATGACTTAATGGATTCCAGTAGAATCTCACGAGCCTTAGCGTGGTCACAACAACGGTGCCACACTTCCTCTTCCCATGAAGCATCAAACTCAGCGGCTGACATGGCCTGATAGACCAGCCAATCGCCATCCATAACGAGGACTCCACGTTTCAGCTTTCCGTGGCCTTGGCGGTTTACGAAGTCATTGAGAGTTAAAGGTTTGCTCATTACACACAACCTCCATGACCTTTAAGAAACTCTACGCCAGCGCTAGTAACTTCCCACGCGCCTCCATTACGTCCACTTACAGTCAAGCACGAGATGTGTCCACGACTAGCGGCCTCAGCTACGAGAGCCGCATTGTTACGCGCATAGTTTGACTGAAAGGACTTAGGGCAACCTTTAATTGCCGCTAGAACCTTTAAGTATTCGCTCATGATATTATCGGATAGTCCTTACGGTTGCTGGTGAGACCTTCATGAACCCTGAGGTATCCCCTCCTAACTCCTTGATAGAGTCACGAATAACCTTCTTAACGGTTGCCTCAACGATACCATCAGGCCCATTAGTTAGACCCTGCTTCAGAAGTTCAAACTCAACGTGGTCAATCTCCTCGCCCTGAGTGAAGCGCTGCGCCAGCTTTAGGAACTGCTTGTTCATCGCTTGTTCAGACTCAGAGTCTAACTTAAGGGTCACTTCAAAAGAAACTTTAAAACGTTTAGTAATAGCCATGTGTTAATTACTCCTGTGTTATTAGTGACATACAGCCCAATTAGGCCCCATCTTACCCTCAGTGTCCAACTGACAGCGGAACTTAAAGTGCTCCCCTACGTTTCTCATTGCTTCCTGAGCGGTATCGATTACTATCTGTGCTAAGTCCTTGTTTTTACAGGCAATTTGAATCTCGTCATGTATCCATGCCATATACGCAAAGTCTCCATCCCATCCATGCTTAAGTCCTTTAGCTAAAAGTAACTCCTCAGTCTCTACAATCCACAACTTGCAAATCATCGCACCCGCTGACTGTAAGAGAGTGTTGAGTGCTGCGTGAGGAGACCTTACGTGAACCTTACGTCCATCCAGTCCACGAATCCATCGGCGCTTCCAAGTTACCTTTTGCTCACCTCCGACCCATTTAGAATCCTTAACGAGTGTCTCTTGGATACCCTCACGTAACGCTGCGATAGCTGGAGTGTTCTCTAAGAATTTCTTCTTGAGAGCCTTACCGCGCTCCTTACCTGCACCAACAATCTGGCCAATCTTCTCATCTCCAGCCCCATAAAGGAACCCATAGATGAATGTCTTAGCGTTGTTACGTGTAGGCAACTCAGCGGCCTCTTGGTTAGCTGTATGAATATCCCCGTTAAGGATTATATCAGCGTAAGCACCATCGTCGTACTTAGACATAAAGTGCGCCAGGCATCGTAACTCTAGCCCAGAAGCATCAATACCCGCTTGTACCCAAGGTTTACCTGTAAGACCATCCAAGTGGTGTTCAGCACCAAAAGCAGCACGACAAGGCTCCCCATAAGGTGCTGACACACCGGGGACTTGACCCATATTAGGGAAGCTGTGAGTAGCCCTCCCAGTAACAGCTCCGTTAGGATTGACGCTACCGTGTATCTTTCCGTCCTCTTGAACGTAACGAAGCCACGCTTTGTCTCCCTCAGCCGCCTGTCCGATTCGTTTCTGAATCATAAGGTACTCTTTAATGAGGTCAATACACGCTTGCTTCTCAGGGTCATCTACATGAACGTGCTCAAGAACCTCATCGTCGACCTTAGGTGCTCCCTTATCGGTGAACTCCGTCGGTATCCAACCAGCCTCTTTAAGTTTCTTAGCGATGTGCTCACGGCTCCCTGCGTTGAACACCACGAACTCTATAGGGGTATAAGGTGCTCCCGCTATATAATCACGAGTGTCTAACTCACAGGGTTCTCTACCCTCACGTTGAGCTTTGTTCTTAGGTTTCTTAAAGACACCTCCCTGCTTAGGGGTTTTAACTCTAGGGTACTTAAGGAGAGGCTTACCAGTCTTCGGATGGAGGAATGGCTCTGTGCCGCCTTTAGGTTGATACCAAGTGCCGAAGGTGTCTGTGAGTTTCTTAACGAGTTCTGAGCGTCTAGCTGCCAGTTCTACATAGAGATTCTCAATGGCCTTAGTGTCAAACGGGAAACCGTTACGTTCCTGCTTGGCTAACAACCACGCTGCTCTATGCTCTAACCAGATGGATTCCCCTGCCATCACCCAGAATGACTTGGCGGTGCCGTTGATGTAATCAGGAGTAAACGTTTTAACTTCGTCAATAGGGAAGTAATATGGCTCCCCTAAAAGTTTCTCCAAGAGAGCCTTAGTGACCACAACGTCTTGAACGTTATACTCCATCATAGGCTCATTGAAGTTTAGCCATTCAGACCCATCGACATACTCTTCACCTTGTTCGGCTAAGAGTGCCTTAAAGTCATCTTTGTACTCACCCTTCATGACACCTAATCGATAACCCCATGCCTCCAGAGCGTGAGACCCGAAGCGTTTACCGGGCAACTTACCGGAGCGGAGGAGTCCCATATCAGTTTCTTTAATGTTCGCAAAGATTAACCGACAGAGAACCAAGGTGTCCACAACGTTCTCACGAGGAAGATGGAACTCCCTGTTCAATTGGGTCTTAGCGAGCTTAGTGAGTACCGGAGCATCATACTTGTGTCCGTTATGGAACACTATAAGTCCACCTCTAGCTACCTCAGCCTCAAGGGCATCAAGATACGCTGAGAAGTCCTTAGGTCGATACCGCGTGTATGAGTCATCGTGGTAATCATAAATGACCCCGCAATGGAACTTAGAGACTTTCTCTAGGAGTCCATCAGTTTCTATGTCAGTTACTAACATGGCGATGTCCTTTTGCTGATAACTGTAGGACTCCCTCCTTACTCATAGGGGTCTTACGGTATGGTGTAATATCTATAATATCAGGAGACACTACGAGACCAAACCTGTTGGCGTGTTTCACCTCCTGAGCTAAAACTGTGGCACCACACACTCTGAAAACACGGTAGACCGTATCCTTACAATTAACGAAGTCACCCTCTCTATATGGGGACTTACCTGCATAATCATCACAAGTTGCCACAAACTTAGGTTTAACCCAGCCAGAATCACTATAAGTCCACCCTAAGTTACTCAATATATGTACCGCTGATTCCTGCTTATGGGCAGACTTAACAGTATTCAATTCAACTTTAAGTTTAGCTATATCGGATTCAATCTGCTTCACTGTACGCATGTCAAACTCCTTAGTTAGTATGGTGATAATCATAAAGGCCACCTTAAGATGACCTTGAGTTTATCACTGCTACTTAGCGACGAGAGATTCTTGGATAGCCGTGAGTAACTTAAAGCTCTCTGTAGAGGTACTTCCAGTCAACTTATCAGCTCGAATCTTATCGTGACCAATCGCAGTAGCCGCAGCTACTGAAAGTGAGGCCAATAGGCGACCCGCTTGTTCATCACTTAAAGTAATACGCTGAGTATGCTTACGGCTATCTGTACGATTACGCCAACGGTACACAAGGGTAGGCTTACCGTTGCGAACGTTAATGTGAACCTTACGGCTCCATTGGTCTACCGTATCTGATAGCGGGATGGTGTTACCGGGGAACTTAGCCATAATTAGAACATCTCCTTAAGTTTCTGAGCCTTAGCGGCAACCTTTGCAGCCTCATTGCTGGACTCAACGGATTCTTTCAGTGCCTTATCGGCTGCGGCTGCATGAAACTCAGCGGTCTTAGCGAGTTCTTTAGACTCTACTACCAATTTGGTTGCTTCACGGAAGTACAACTTGACTACCAATTTACCTAAACGCTCGATTAACTTAAACATAATTATAAATCTCCTCTATTAATAGTCATCATCTTTAACAACGTCACCCGCCCACGAATTATCCGCTCCTTCATCACCAGTGTAGCTAGACGGTTCAAGGAGTCCCGTTTTTGGGTTGTACTCCATGTAGCCCGCAACGCCCACACCAATACCATTGAAGCGGCACTTGAGAACCCTAAGGAGGACAAGATTAGGCATATCACCTTGCTGGTTACGCTCAAGGGCAATAACAGTATCAGAGAGCTGACGAAGAGCGCCACTCCCACGTAAGTCAGTGATAGAAACGGGACGACCTTCCTCATGAGCTTTACCCTTATCAGGGTTCTTAAGGTGACAAATTACAATCAGTACCACTCCAGTAGACTTCGCGAACCCTTTCAACTTAGTCATGAGGCGGTCAATCATCTTACGCTCATCAGATTCCTCTGAGGCAGACACTACGATACTAATGTGGTCTAGAACAATAACGTCACACCCTAGACCTGTTCGCATGTAATGCAGCTTGGCTAACAATCGGTCACATTCAGCTTCCGCAAAGGAATCATAGAGATGGAACTGGTCGGTACTAAACAGCTCATCGAACCATTTATCAAACGTACCGTCAGTCACCAGAGACTCTTTGTACTCCTTAGGTTGCTGTCTTAAGCGCACACCGTTTGCTATCCCTACAAGGTCTTGCCCAGTCTCCTCAACGGATTCCTCAAGTAACGCACCGCCTACCTTAAGTCCTTGGTCACGCGCAAGGGATAACATCTGCTGTCTTACGAAAGTAGACTTACCCATACCGGAACCTGAAGTAACCATAATGACCTCACCTCCACGTATACCTAAAGTCTTTTCGTTAAGGCCCGGACACCCAGAGAACAAATAGCCAACTGAGGCGTTGCTCAATAGGGCTTCCTTAATTCGGTCTTTAAGTGAAACCATTGAGACTACACCATCAGGGACCCAAGGGTTAGCGTTCCATATTTGGTCTAACACCGCCTTATCGGCTCCCTTAAGGTGGCACTCATTGGCATCCTTAAAAGGTAACACAGCCACATAGACTTTACCGGGAGGTAACACTTGAGCCACTTCCTCTACAGCCTTACGACCTGCCTCATCCATATCGAACATAAGGATAATCTGGTCGAACTGGTCAAGGTACTCGAAGTTTGCTGCACAGGTCTTCTTAGCGGCTGACGCTCCGTGACCTAGAGATACTACAGGATACTTACAGTCTTGTATCTCCATAACGGTCAGCATGTCAATCTCACCTTCAGTCACAACGATTTTCTTACCGCCTGACCAAAGGTGCTTACCGAACAGTGCATCCGATTTATGGCTACCTGACGTTTTGAACTCCTTGTTCTTGTCTCGTATCTTTTGGGATACTAAAGAACCATTCTGGTCTCGGTAGTCTGCAATCTGATAACTGACGCCCTTAACCTTGGCAATCCAATAACCAGCTTTCTGGCATGTTGCCTTTGAGATACCACGAGACAGTAAAGCACTATACTGCCCGTTACTCTCTCCGAAGTTCCAAACACCTGATTGTTGCATCTTATAGTCTCCTCTAGGTCTCCTCGATGATAACTCTTCTCGACGTTCCTCGGTTCCGGGGAGCCAGTTCTCACATACGTGACAAAACTGGTGACCGTCTGAGTACAGGGAGTTACCATCAGATGAGCCACAGTTCTCACAGGGAATGTGGTAAAGGAAAATACTATCTTGCCCGTCCGAAACGTCCATGCAGTTCCTCCCGTTTAGAGAATAGCCATGCGCATATCTCAAGAAGGTTGCGGCTACGATATGAGTATTGTTTGCGCACTTATTGACCTCCTTTGCGAACAAAGGGACAACGTTATGTTATCCCTTTAGTGAGTCTTTAAGTCTACCCTCGGTCTGAAGTGACCAGTTCGTTAGTGTTGAGCCAGCGCTTAAGGTCGAAGCTAGGACAAGCCTTAGGTGCAACGTCATGATGCGCCCGGATACTTGCGTTAGGATATTTAACCTTTAAGTCATCTAGAAGTGTACGCAATGAATGCATCTGAGAAGGCGTGAAGTTAGCTGTAAACTTATTACTAGAGTCTACTCCACCAACTAAGCAGATACCTACAGAGTTGTGATTGTGGTCTTTAACGTGTGAACCCACAGCGTCAATGTTACGACCCTCCTCGACAGTACCGTCTCGACGGATAACAAAATGATACCCAACGTCTAACCATCCCTGCTCCTTATGCCACTGGCGAATCTCACGGACACCGATATCCATAGTAGGCTTAGTGGCGCTACAATGTACAAAAAGTGCATCCGTGGATTTACGTGGAGTGAATTGAACTTTTGACATCTTAAGTTAACCCTCCACAGTTAAGGTTGCTTTCAGTACCTTAGCACAGGCGTCTTTTCGGCACTGCGGCAGGAGCTTATGGATGTATCCACCATTAAGGTTCACAACACCATCATGAACACGGAGGTAGAGTGAATTATTAATTGATGAGACTATCGTGAATACACTACCCAGCGGTACAGATTGGATTGCCACCAGTTCATCGTCTTTAGGACTATGTTTAATTTCCATGAGCTACTTCTTACCTCCTTTAGTCTTAAGTTTATCAAAAGGTACAACCTTAGGTGCCTCTTTAAGCCACTCCAGAGGAATCAATTTATCGGCAAACAAGATGCTATGCTTCTCGCACCATTCAGCGTAACTGGTTGGAGACCCTTTGTAAATCTTGGTGCGACTCGATGAGAACACTAACCGAATATCTAACTCCGGGTATTGCTCACGAATCAATAGATGTTTCTTACGGTCATCACTTTCCCAGAGACCTTTAGTCTCCACAAAGATACCGTTAGGCAACAAGAAGTCGGGAGTATACAAGTGGTCACTCGCAGGGATTACGTAAGGAATGCGCCACAGTTCATAATCAAACTTGACGCCCTTAGATTCCAACTGCTTGGACACCTTGTCCTCTAAGCCAGACCGGAAGGCTCCCACCTTCCGTATCCCTTTGGCTCCATAAGCCGACAATTAGAAATCGCCGTCGTCATCGTCTGAAGAGTCATCACCAGTGTTAACACCGTCAACGTCTTCTTGAGACCATTCGCCATCCTTCGGCTTGCTTGCTTCGTAGCCACCCTCTTCCACATCATCAGCCCAATCAGACTCACCACCACCTGAGGTAGCCAGCTCGACTAACATGACGCTATCAAGTTGTAACTTGACGGAAGCGCCCACTGAAGGGTTCCAAGGGTAAGGCATGAGCTTGTACTTGAATTTACACTTAGAGCCAGCACCAATGAACTGCGGCAACTGTTCGATTTTCTTACCTTTAGAATCCACAATGACCACGTTGATAGTGCGTGTCTCTTTGGTCTTCTTGTCTTGGTAAGACGCATAACAGTTGAACTTAAAGGTAGTCGTACCGTCTCCGTTATCGTAGAACGGCAAGTCACCCTCATAAGGTAACACTGGTTTCTTACCGCGCTGAGGAACCGGAGGGTTCGCTTCGTACTCGGCTTTACGTTCAGCGTAGTGCTCTTCGTGACACTTCACAATCTCATCAATCATCGCTTGACAGCGTGGGTCAGAGTTGGAGAGCGTAAGGTTCCCTTTATAGACACCGCGAGGGTTGCCGAAACCTTTCTCTCCGTTACCGTAGTCTGGCTTAGTGAGGTACGCATAAGGCTCTACAGTTCCGAGGCCAGTAGTGTAAATCTTAGGTTTGATTGAAGCCATTCTGTAAATCTCCTTCTTTAAATGTCAATTGAGTGGTTCGTGGGATGTCTCCCTTTAGTGAGTCTTAAAGCTACTCTGCACGTGCTTAACGTCTGGCCTCACTCGCGTAACTTTACCTAACTGCTCGTACTCCGCTTCAGCTAACTCAGTGGCTTCCGTAAGAGTCTCAGCGTGAACTGGTAGTTCAACACTATGATTCGGAAACTCCACGGTCGCTAAGAACTTTTGCATCCTCTCGCTCCTTCCAAAACTCGTAAAGCTCTATGTAAGCCTTATCAAAAGTGGTTTCCCACATGTACCTGCACCATTCACTTGGAGTCTGTGGCATCTCGTACAGCCTTACTTTGTTCCACTAAACGCTTCCCAAAGAACTCCACCTTCTCTGCATCGTACAGACCATCATCCTTAGCGCCAGCTTTACGCTTACCTAAGGTACGTTGAGCTGCTCTGCGCCAGATTGCCTTAAAGGCATTACCTTCTGCGTAGTTCATACCGAGCGCTTCAATAATATCGTTGCACTCCGCTATGTACCCTAAGGCATAAGGTGTCGTAGGGTTTACGATAGGAACCTTATAGTAATCCACGGAACCGCCAGTGTACTCTGGGACTACTTTAGGTGACTCAATAGAGCACCCTTGGGTAGCACTTAGAGGCTTCCCAGCTTCCCCCACACAGTCATGGGGGTATCTATCATCACCTGTAAAACATGCGTAGCATCCAGACATCAGAAAGTCTCCTTAAGCCACTCAACGAACAACCGAACGCGAGGCCATTTAGTCACAACTACCTGTACCTCTGGGAGTTTCCAACCCTCAGTGGCCTTAATGAATGTACCACGAGTAATCAAAACGTGGACGTTAGGCGACAATTCATTCACTGAGCCAACGCGAGGAATCTTAAAGTTCTTAGCGGTCGCAAAAGCTGTACTACGGTCAACTCTACGAACCGAGAAGATACCGTTAGAACGATTAAAGTGTAACTTCATCATCATAAGTTTACGTCTCCAAATAGCAATCATTGAGGAAAGTCATCAGTGTCGTTTAGGGACGTTAAGATGACTATTAATAAAAACGAGACAAGAATAAGCATCTTTGTGTCTCCCTTTAGTGAGTCTTAAATGCAAGAAAGGCCCACCCGAAGGTGAGCCATTGAGGTTAGACGTTACATTTTCTCCGTTGGGTTATCTTCAGTTCCTCGGAACTTAGTGAAACTAGGGTGACGTAAAGAACCGTCTGGTGTCTCCTCCATGTAGCTGATTTGACACGCAAAGCCAGCGTAGTAACTGATGGTATAGTCCCGTTGATAATCTCCCATGTCCACCTTTCCAGTATGTGTTAGCTCATTGCCAGTAAACTCCTCCATCAAGGCGCGTGAGATGTTCGTAGCGTTTACCACGCGACCACTCTCAAGAAGCACCTCAAAGCCGATAACTTTACCTTCATTAGCGAGACCTTTAGTCCCCCAAACGAGACCCTGAATGATACCGTCTGCTTCACACTCAGGCTTCATCTTCCACCAGCCAGTCTTCTTACCGCGCTTATAGATGTCCATAGGGTCTTTCACGACTAACCCCTCGTTACCTTCTTCACGGCGTTTCTCGTAGAGTGCATTGAGTTCAATCATGTCGTAAACGTCACAAGACTCAGAGAGGCACCACTCGATTTCCGGGAAGTATTCATTGAGGAGGCCTACCATATAGTTTACGTGATTAGGCATCAGGAGGTTCATAACGTTATGCTCGGCTCCTTCCTCCTCGATAACGTGGAGGGGTACTACAGCGTAGAGGACAACTTTAAGTTTATCCTTGCGGAGATGGAATCGTAATTTATCCTTCTTAAAGTTCACACCAATCGGTAAATCGTGCATCACCTGGTCAAACTGGTAGTTGGTCTCCTTGAGCCGCTTAGTTCTCAAGTACCCCGACCCGGTATTGAAGTCTACCTCTTTTACCATAAGTTCCCCATCCAGCATGAAGCCGTCCGGGTAAATACAGCGGTCATCTTTAAGTAAATCCTTCCAACGCTTGTCGTACCCATTAAGATGCTCCAACGCTGGGATGGGCTTACTCACACGAGACCACCAACGGGCATCCCCTACGTTATCCACAAGGATATTCCCACGGACACCATCGTACTTAGTGTCTGCGATGAGGTATCCACAGCGGTCTAAAGCGGCCTTGACGGCTGACTCTGAGAAACTTACAGCTTTATAAGGGTTAGTTTTGGTTGACATTAGGTTTATCTCCAAGATAGGTAATCATCTAATTGTTTTGTGAGCCACGTGATGGTAAATGTGAAGAATTCATTTCTTGTACGAAACTCAAGGTTCCTGATAGAAACTAATTGTTCCCCATTTTCATCCACAATGTCTATGGCTGATTTACAAGCTCTCCATGAGTTAGCTGGGTTTTCATATAACCTGAACTCTAAGTTATGGAACTTAAAGATTCTACCTAATGTGGATAGTTCCATTGGATGTGTAATGATCATCTGTCATGCTCCTGTGAAGTATTTTTCTTGGTCAATCTGAGAGTCCCACATGGTGCGGAACTGACCCTTAACGCCACCGCCACGAACACGCTTCTTATACTTTCGTGCTCTCGCTAGGGACTCCTCGGTGTGGGAGTTATCGGCTGGGTTCTGGCGCTTAGTCTTCTCAAAGTTACGATTCATAATCATATTATTTCTGGAGCCTCTTAAAGTATCGTTTGGTTATATGTAAGGAGTAATCATAAAGGCACCTTTTAGTGACGCCTTGAGTTTATCCCTCTAGTGAGTCTTAATGATACGCTAACTCAATTCGACCCGCTACGTCTTCTTTAAGGTACTTGAAGGTCTTACGTGTAGTGTCGCTATGGAATTGTGTTAATAGATAGTGGTCAAGTTCTTCAGTGAAGGTTAACGCTATGACCTCTTTACCGCACTTACCATTACCTAGAGTGAACTCCGTTTTAGTCCAACCTGAAGTCGGTACTCTCGCAGTGAATTTGACTCCTGAGAGTTTCTTACGGTTGTCAAGCTCACCATTTAGCTCCCTTATCGTCCCATCAAGTCTTTTCAACTCATCTTTATAGTAAAGACGCTCGGAATCTCTCACTCGCTCTAAGTCTTCAAGTTTCTTACGGTGCATGTTACGGAACTCATCGAACTCCTTGGCTAATTCTAAAAGACTCTTTCTTTCGTCACACGCTTTCCCGACTGCGTGATATAAGGTCACTAGTAGTATGACCACGGTAATAACTAAGATTGTGACTAGAATGTGTGTAAACATTTTAAACCTCTTTAAGTTTATCTTTAAGTATAGAACCTCTATAGGCTCCCTCTAGTGAGTCTTAATGCAAAGACCCTTAAGCAAACGCAAAGTCTGACTCTAAAATATCCTCCAGATTCAAGTCACCTTTAGCTGGAACAGGTGGCATCTTATCTAATTGAGACTCGTGTAATTGGTCTGCAAACTGGTGATAGAAATCATCGATAACGTCATTCTCAGAGTACGTTTTAACCATAGTCTCACGGACTGCCTTAAAGAGACTTGCGGCGTCCGCTGGTATCGTCCCGAAGCTATCGTGAATCAGTGCAAAGGACTCTATACCATACTTTTCGTGAGCGTACACAACGGTCATCCTTAGGTGATTACCATCTTGACTGTGTACAAAGTTAGGAGCGATACCTGATTCTTGCTTATGGGCGTCTATCCCCGAGTCTCTATTGGTGTTAATGGTAGGCTGTATGCGGAACTGACCGAGGAACACAAGGTTTAAACGTGCCTGTATAGGCTTCTTGTATTCTTGCCACACAGGGAACCCATCAGGTGTTACCCAGTGAATCGCACAGCGGGCGCGGAGAACCTCTTTGGTCTTCTTGTCCTTTACTTCTGCTGCAAGTAACTTAGCGGCTGACTTGAGCCAGTTCATGGCCTCGACTGCTGCAACCACTGTGACACTTACCGCTTCCCATATCAGTTTAGCCATGTAACCTGCTGCTTGATTTGGGTGAGTGAACATTAAGCCTGACCCATTGTCAACTGCTGGTTGAATGGTATCTTCCAGTACCTGCTGACGGAATCCGAACTCCTTAGAGCCATACGCAAGGGTCATAACGGAACGCTTAGTAACCTTACGAGTCACTCCGTACTCTAACCATTGATAAGCCATCGTAGCGGTGCCAAGGCGAAGACGTTCGGTAATCTCCCCGGTGTCCTTATTGGTTACAATCTCAATAGCGTTCTTAGTACCTGAGATGACCTCCTGCTTCAGTGCCTCATTTATCTTCTCAGCTACTATCCCGTAAATATCTTGGACTGTATCCGAAGGCAATAAGTTTACTGCGCGTCCACCTACAGAATCTCTGAGCATTGCGCTGAAGTGTTGAATCCCTGAGCATGACCCATCGAACGCTAATGGTAGTGAACAGTTATAATTCAGTCCATGATTCTCTACTCCAAGATACTCAAAGCAGAACGCAAGGAAACAGAAAGGAGCATCCATATCAGCCCACCAAGTGTTTCCTAATGGGTCTCTAGCGCTCGCTAGGATGTTATCGTGGTTATCCTCAATGAATTTGATACGCTCCGGGAAGGGAACCTTATCGACCCCTGCACAGTTAGCACCGTGTATTTTGAGCCAGTAGAACCCATCCAGACCGATTGGTTTACCTTTGGCTAACGTTAGCATCCCTTTGGTCATATCGTTGCCCTGAGGGTTAAACATAGACGCCGCGTAGACTCTGCCCCTCCAGTCCATATTATACGGGAACCAAATGGCTTTCTTATTGGCAAACTTATTGGCCTGAGCAACCATAAACTCTAAGCCTATACGTTTAGACACTCTAGCTTTATCTCTGCGATACACCGCTGAGGCTGCACGTTTCCATTGCTTCAAGGCTTCTGGATTGGTGTCCATATCGGCTGGTCTTTCAGGTAACTCCCCTCGTTCCAACGCTGGCACATCACTAACCGGGCACTTATCCCAGTTGATTATCTGATTGACGACCGCTAGAACCTTAGTGTTAATCCTCCAAGGTGTATTTTGTGCGATGTTCACAGCCTTATAGACCTCTGGCATGTAGACATCCTGATAGCGTAACAGGGACTTCTTGGAGTGAGTTCTTACGAGCGCTAAAGGTTTCCGTCCATTAGCCCAGTAGCCTCCTCCCGTTATCTCCGTCCAAGGCTTCGGAGGGACAACACAAGGTTGATTCATTGGGCTAATACCTGCTAATGCTCCAGCTCGCTTACTGATAGCTTCAGCGTACTCTGGTGCTAACGTCAATGCCTCATGGTCTAACGCTGCGATACCTGCATTTTGACGAGTCACTTCAACGAGACCAGTAGCCTCGATAAGTAACTCGATGCACTTAATACCACACAATATGGTATCCTCTTTAGACCATGAAGACCACGCTTCGCCTCCCATAAGACCCTTTGAGAGCATATCCGCTTCAACTACCTGAAGGAATGCCTTCTTGTAAACATTACCTACACGCTTCTTTAGCTGGTCTTCCACGTTCTTTCTGAAGTGTTTCTCTTCAAGTAACCGGATGCGTCCATAACGGGCTTCATCCTCAATGGCTCGACCCACTGGACTCGCTACGGTCTGGATGGTTGTAGTGCCTTGGCTGGTAAGTTCCCCTAAAACTACCTTAATGGTCGCTAAGGCTATCGTTTCGGCTCCTAAAGGTGCCAGAAGGGTTAAGGCGACTGGGCGTCTACCTTTACGTTTAACCTCCTGCCCGGTCTCCTCGTCCGTAATGTACTCACATTCATGTCTCCATGCGGTGATGCGCTCGGTCAACTTAGGGAGGAGTGTGGTGATTAACGGTTTGGCTACTGCGTTATCCGCTATCTCCCCGTTCTGGGCTTGACGTTCGAGCATCTTAAGGAATCTCTTCTCGCCTAACTCATAGGCTTCATGTTCAAGTGCTAATTGCTCCCGCGCTAAGTTTGCCCCGTAGTGGTCTGCAAGTGTATTGAAAGGGATTGCGGCAAGTTCTATCTCACTGAAATCATTCTTTTCGATATGCAGGTTCTTAATCACGAGTTGGTATTCCTTATGGTTTATGATGTCTTCTGAAAGTTTTACCTAATGGCTTTGCTGCTGGGTTATCAAATACTTTAAGACCTTCAAGTATTTTACACTGCATCGGACGGATTTGGTCTAGGTTGATGGTAAGGGCTAGTTTGCGCATCCAATCAGCGGCTGCTATTACATCTTGTTGACATTTATCACGGAGACTTAGAGTAAAGGCTTCACCTATGACGAGGCGATGCCTTCTGTCCACCTTCGGTACTACCCTCTTCTCCTCTTTCCCAACAGTGAAGCTAACAGGGTCTGTGATGACGATACGCCCAGTCTTAGGGTTAATCATTGCGTTATTGTGGTGCATATCAAACTTGGCAATACCACTGAAGAAATCATGAATCATTCTACAAGTGTCTAATAGTCTTCGAAAAGCTACCGGAAGTTCTTGTACCACTACGTTGAGGTGGTTTCTATGAGCGACTTCTTCGTAAGATATTGCAGAGCTTATTAAATTCCCCTGGTACTTCGTATACCAATCATCACATGTTATAGGTAATAATTCATCTAGTACCACAATGTAACAACCTTCAAAACGTTGCACGTCATGTATCACCGGAAGACCCTCTCGACCTTCGTGCATACGACAAAACGCTACGTAAGCTGCGGCTGAGTCCTCTTTCTTCAAGCCTACTTTAAGAACCTTACCGGGCAACAAGTGATGCTTATAGACCACCGAGAAGTACCCATTACCGAGGAACTCGAAGCCAGCTTCTTGAATCTTCTCCACTAAGTGAGGCCAATACGTCTGTGTTTCTGGGTATCCCTGAGGACTCGTTAGTGACCCGTTGTTGGTAACACCATTCACAATGTCTGCCATTAGTTCCACCAGCATCGGCTGCCGCTGGTCTAAAAGGTTGACGCTTAGGTTCTTAATGTCTTCAATGCGAGACTTGATGCATAACATAATGTTGTTTCCTTCTTCGCTGTAGTGAGTCTTAAAGTTACTTATGACGGTATCTATAAAGCTGCTTCTAGTACCTTGCTTATCAATATTCGGTATAGACTGCGGGTTAACTTACTGTCTAACCAAGTCTTGGGATACATGACCCATGCCCTACCCCTCTGGGAAGCTGTTAATAATAACTCTCTCTTATCCTCAGACTTCCATAGTTCTAGTAGTGTTTTATCTGCTTCAATGCAAACTCTGGATGCTATCTTATTAGCTGTGATAGCGTTTATACCCATGCTATCCGCAACATCTCGTAGGGTCTTACTGTCGAACTTATCGCAAACTGGCACTCGGGTTGTTCCGTCGTAAGGTGATGGCATAATAATGTCTGCGGAAACTTTCAGACCAGCTATCAATTCCTTAAGTCCAGATACCTCGCTGGTCAATAATTGCAACTCAGTACGTAACTTTCCGAACTCCTCAGCTAACTGTAAGCCCTCCGGTGAGGTGGACTTTGAGATATCGTATTGTCCTGTCTTGCGGATACTTGGGAGCACTTCCTCAGTGACCCACTTACGGAACGGTTCGGATTGTGGAGCGTGACCTCTTAGTAGCACACGATACACTTCGGACTCAGAGATGAGCCACGTTGAGTCTCGGAGACGTCTACCGTTGGATTCCCTTAAGTCAGCCTTACACAACAATTTGTTGCGTAAGTCACTAAAGCGTATTCCCTCTGCACGACCTTGTGATAGGTAGAGTCCCACAACACGAGGTGCCAGTCCTGCTGCTACGTTTACCTGCTGCGCTACAAACAGTAACTCATAATCTGGATGACCTACGATTGCGTCCAGTTCGGTTCCCGCAAAGTTTAACTTTATGGTTTTGATAGATGTTGTCACAATGTTATTCCTTATGATTGTAGTGAGTGGCTACGTAAAATATACCCACTTTATTAGCCTTAAAGCGACCATTAGGTAGCCTCACAGTGTAGCGAGGCCAGATGTAGAACTTACGGTAACTTAACGTTGCCTTATGGACTTGAAGACCCTTGCGGAAGTCCTTAATGAATACTGTTGCTATCAGTGCGTAGCCCAGCAGGGCGACTATCAGGAGTGTCATACATTACCTTGCGTACACGGTAGGTTTGTGCCAGTTGAGCCATGATGTAGTGCCATGACTGCGAGGGCGTGCTGTATGGACCCATTAGGCGCATTGCCTTACGGGCGTGCTTTAGGTCTTGCGTTGTGATTCCGTAGTGTGTAGCCATTACCAGCCCTCCGCTAGGAATGCGCTCGGTATGCGCTCGGACACAATCGGTCCTCTTAATGGGTACACGCGGTGGCACTTGGTCCCTGCTTCCTTGTAGGCCAGCACACGCTCCCCGTTCCTTTCGTGAAATGTCTGTAGGGTTGATGGTTGGTCGAACCGCATCCGCTTAAGCTCCACTAGACCACCTCCCAGAACTCACCGTTAATGATTGAGAAACATTCACCCTTAGGTGCATCCACATGTTGCATCGTGCCATCCAGCGGAGTCTCCACCAGTGATGGGTAGTGGTTAGGGTATTCACCCATCGTTTTGATGGACCATAGGGCCGCAGTGTGTGTCTGAGAGTTGACCACCAGTACAGCGTCTTGGTTGTACGTCTTGCGTGCCAGATAGGTAAGCTCTGCGGCTTGCTTCTCCGTGCACTCAACCTTAAGCGTGCGCTCAGTTGTTGCGAGGTCCTGACCTGCCTCACGGAAACAACCAGTGATAGCAGTTTCCCGGATGCTACCATAAGTTCCCGGATACTTGCGGATGACACGCTCAAGCCCGTTAGTGAACTTCTCGTTAACTTCGTGCGACTCAATGGCACGGTAAGCGGTAACAAATACAAACAGTTTGTTAGCTGTCTCTTTAGTGTGAATCATAATGTATTCCTATAGTAATTTCAGTTAGTATCGTGATGATGTCTCAAAGAGATGCCACAGTGCATTATGACTGTTACGCAGAGACCCTTAAAGACACCATTAGTTATTAACTGGTAGTCTACTCAATGTTGAGCCACTCATTATTGCAAGTTATTCCGTATTGTTAAAGAGCATTCCCGTCTGTCGTAAGAGACTTCAGGTAGACCGTTTCAGTGTTGGTCTTCACAAGCGTTTCGATGTGGTGCATTGTTACATACTGCGGTACTGTCTGTCAATCTGTATTTCATGTTACTCTTAACGTTTTCGTATGCTCGCTAAGTAGCTACTTAAGTGGGTAACTCCACGTATCGTTAAGTTGATGGTTATTCGCCGTGTCTCCTTAAGATGTGGCTATTAGACCATAGACCAGTGAGACTGTCAACACTTAAAGTTAATCTTTATGTAATCTCTTTAAGTAGTCTTTAAGTATTAACCTTAAGGTATTATCTTTATAGTAGTATTCTTATAATAATGATTAATCCTCTTAGTGATACTTTAAGTAGCCCTATCCCTATAGTGAGTCATAATAGATAATAACCATCTGGCTATACCAAACCGACTATCTCATAGTCACATCTTATAAGGCTGGTCTCATGGTCACTCTCATGGTCATTACTGAAGGTATACTTTAAGATAGAGTGGTCATATAGGCAGACTCATGGTGATACTTAATGGTTGACTTAAGGTGTTACTGAGAGGATACTTAAAGGACTACTGAGAGGATACTTAAAGGACTACTGAGAGGATACTTAAAGGTAGTCAACAGATAGGGACAGGAAGACACAAAGTTATCCACAGGTTAACCTCAAGTTACCCACAAGTCCACCCTAAGTCACCCACAACCCTAAGGTATACCAATAGTTATCCACAGGTATACTTAAAGTTATCCACAGGGGGTAGGGTTATCGTTAGGTTGACTTAGAGGGTACGGGGGGAATGACTAAAAGTTACTTAATGAGATGACCCCTTAGAGTTTTCTGTAGGATTCTTAAAGAGGTCACTAAACGTTACTCATGGTATACACCTTACGATACCGAACACTATAAGTAGACTCATAGACCTCTTAAAGACCCTTAGAGGCTACTTAAAGTGTTAGGTATACAGGGATGGAGTGAGGTATAGTGTTTATCATACCTCCACGAAATCCCTAGGACGACTCAAGGAGTATCTTAATCGCTACAAGTAAGTAGAGAACAAACGAATACTTCCAGTGAACTGAGGTCTCCCACAGTGTCCACTGCAAACCCAAGGGTAACAGCACATACCAAAAGAAACCGCCAAGTGACACGATGCTTCAATAGTCTTAACAGTAGCTGAAACATAATGTCTCCTCCTTAGCGTGATAGCTCCTGATAGTCTTTAGGTTAGTCTTATAGTGGATGAGTATATTAATATAATATCATCCTAACTCTAGGGTCTTTAGGTGATACTTAAAGTAGACACTCACTCTTATGCATAACTATGAATGATTACTTTAAGTATATCTATATAGGTGTCTTTCAGTAGTCTCTCCCTATAGTGAGTCTTAATGTAACCCACTGTTTTACTTGAAGTATTCCAGAGGTCACTTCCCTATGTCCTCTGTATACTTATTCACTTATAGTGCATAACTACCACTCTATGAATCTAGAGGTAGTTACATCATCATCTTCCCAATCAATAGCAATACCGATAGTCTCCATACGTTGCATCGCTTCACCGCCTACAAGTTCCTTCTCCATGTGAGCCTCTATGAACTCCATGAGTGCTTCACTCTCCACCTTGATGCTGTCCAGTTCCATGTGTGACCGTAGGAACTCCACACCTAACGCTAATGCATCAAGTCTATCGTCATGGGCCACAGCGCCCTTCTGGCGAGTCATACGGGTCATCTGGTAGAACAGTGAGTATTTCAGTGCATGTTTACCGTCAGAGTCTCTAGCGGTCGTATAGTCACTCCTGAAGACCTCATCGCGTATCACCAGACGGTGAGCTGCCATGACTGGCTCAAGGGTATCACATATACGTAGCTCCTTCTGACCCTTAGCGCGTATCTCCTCCAAGGCTGCATTATGATGCTTAAGGAGCACCGGGGCGAATACCTTCCCGAACATACCGTCCCCGAAGTTAGATTCGAATACCACAGTCTGAACGTTCCACTGCTTGGCTTTCTTAGCGAGGAACTCAAGGGTCTTCTCTTCGTAACCTTTAGCACCACCTACGTCCATCAAGTAGATGTAACCATTAAGGGTGTACAGTACACACCAACCCGTCTCATCCTTACCTCGACCACTAGGGTCAATCACAAGTATCTTCTCTTGGTAAGACCCAGAGTTATTACTCACGCTGTGATAGCTGTGAATATCGTCACCCTTAAGGCCAACGTTAGGAAGCTCACCATTGAGGTTCTGACGGTTCGGTAGCCACTGGTAATGCATTGGTGCCTTATCGATGTCTAAAGCGCACACAATAGCGTCACGGAGCCTTAGAGGATACTTCTCAGCATCGCTAAGGTTAGGGTTAAGCATGAACTGTAACGTAAAGCCTGCCTTACCATATTCAAGCTCACGTTCCCGTAGGTCATCCAAATCGAATCGTATAGAGTCGGTAGGCTGCCCGGATAGGAACTCAAAGCCTTCCCCATACTCGATAGCTAGCATAGGAGCCAATCGGTCTCCATAATACATTGCTTCCTCTTTGGTTCGAGGGTATAGCGCAGGCCATATGATAGTGGAGTACCCACGGTTATCCTCAAGTTCCTTATATAGAGTCATCTCTGTCTGAGGAGTCCCAAGGTATATAACGCGACTAGACTGTAGCGGTTTAAGTAACGCTGCAAACTCCTGAACGAGAACCCATAGTTTCTCACGAGCACTTTGAGTCGCACTGTTAGATGGAACCTCAACGTCATCGGCAATGATTATATCTGCACGACTACCTGTTAACTGTCCAGTAATACCTACAGACTTAACGCTAGGTGAGTGGTCTGGTCTAGCGGGGCCAACATCAAAGCTAATCACAGAGTCTCGTTGACCGGGGCGAGGCTTAAGCTCGGACAAGAACGGTAAGAGGTCTATGATGTTCTTAATGAATATTGAGTTGGCATCAGCACGTTCCTTAGAGGCAGACACAATTAGTATCTTTAACTGAGGGTCACGCCATAGAGTCCACACAACGAACGCACACGTTATGAATGATTTACCGATACCACGGAAAGCCTGAAGGATGAACTTCTTGTTAGAACCATCTGAGAGCGTTCTAGCCATATCTATTTGGCACTTGGTAGGCGGAGGTAACGCGAGAGCCTTCCATAAGACAAACAGGAAGGCCACGAAGTCACCCTTAAGCTGTGCAATTATGACAGCGTTACGAGCTTCTTGAGAACTCATTAGTCCCCCTTAGGCTCTACCGAACGACCATTCATACCGTTCATAATCTCTGCCATGAAGTTAGCTCGAACGTTAGGGCTGGCCTTATCCATAGCCTCAGTGATGATGTATAGCCACAGGTCAGCCTTGTTAATATCAAGAGGTGTATCAGCACACCACAAAGGAATCATCTCCGATAACACCGGGGATTCTAACAAGGTATCCACGGAACCACCACTATGCTTCTTAGCGCGTACAATAAGACCATTGCGAGACCCTACAGGGGACACACTCACTAGGGCAGACCCGTAGTCCACTCCCGGCTCAGGGTCTATAGTACCCTCATGGAGTTCCTTGTGTAGCCATAAGCGGAGTACGCCACTATCCTCACTGGAGATGTCAATCTTCCAGTCTACCTCAGTAGCTTGAGGCTCAGGGTTCGAGAGGTCTACCGCATTGAAGCGTGTGAGTAAATCCTCTCGGTTATCAAACTCCTCAGTTGTACCATTAGATAAGTCCACCATCCACTTGACCACATCGTAGCCGTCGAGTACCGCTAGAGCCGCTTTGTTAATCTCCACCTTACCACGAAGCATACCACCTAAGGCATCCATAAGTAAGAAGCTAGAGTTAGTACGATTATCCACAGTCCACTCAACACGTGTACGAATTACTTTCTTATTGTCACTCATTGTTTCTTTTCTCCTTGTAGTTCTCTGATTGTATTCTGTAATGATTCAATCTGAGCGTCGCCTCTTTTGGTTATTCCGATAAGACGTCTAGAAGTTGTTTCGTCAAGTTCGGCTTTACCATTAAAGATGCATCGACCGTCACTGCTTTGGGTTCCGGTAGTGTCCTTGATGTTGACCCGCAACCGCTGGTTATCCCTACGCAAATCAGTAATAATCCTATCAGTGCTCCCCTCAATCCCCGCGAGGGTTTCTTGGTAGTCTTTACTAATTCGATTGACTTCAAGCTGGGCTGCTTGTGTTGCTTCTTGTTTCTTGACGTACTCATTATGTATCACCTCCTTCCATTCGGTGTCTTTATCTGTTGAACCAAAGTACCACCCAGCCATGAACAGTAGGGCCGCACATAGCCACGGTAGTGCCTTACTCAAAATCTTCAATATAATCCCTCCCGTTATCTTACAGAATCCACGTAGGAACGTCTCGCGTATGCAATAACATTCATAAAGGCCTCTTCACTGGAGACCTTGAGTATGTTACTTCAGTAAAACTTTATCAACACCAAGGATAATTAGAAAGATTACCAAGATGATAAATACTACCTGAGCTGAAGTCATTACAGCCTCCTTTAGTGTGGCCCGTAGCCATCCTCCTCAGTGAGACCATCAGACCCCACTACCTTATTGTAGTCTTCGAGTCCCTCAGCGAGAGACCCAAGGATATTAGCGTCAGGTTGAATCTTAGAGATTTGGAACTTATGGCGCTCTAAGAGTTTACCAATGGCATTATATAACTGTGGAGTCCTACGGTCTTCATCTTGTAGGTCTTTAAGCATACGCTGTGCCATCTCAGTGTCTAATAACTCTAGGAACTGGATGAGTGACTTATCTGTCATTAACTTTAATCTCCTCGCTTATGCTTTTGCCAATCAATAAACTTATCTAATACCTTGGCACCAATTTGAACCACTGTGTATAAGATAGCCGCTACGTAAAACCACTCGTTAAGGGAAAGGCCCCAGAAGAGCCTCGATGCACCATCAGCCAGCGCTGTGCCAGCTATAGGTGCTGCCTTAAGAGTCTCGTTGTTAAAATCGAACGATAACATTGAGTCTCCTTTAGTTTGTTTCAATATAGATAGCACGGATGTTATCGGCATTAGGTGTTACAGTAGGGTCATTAGGTGTTACAGTTATTACCACTGTAACCATGCTCCCGGTACTAGCCGATGTGACAACACGTAACTTACCACTACTCGTTTCACGTAAAGCCATAGATGTAATACTCTCTAGTGGAATCTTATGACTCATTGTTGTGCCCTGAGCATCATACCCAGTAATGATAGAGAGCTGTTGTCGATAGCGAGCATTTGACGGTATAATCACGGTTGCGGAGTTAGATTGCGAGTCAGTGTTAAGTGGTAGCCGTCTAACAGGACTATCAGTAATACCATCATAGAACCTACAGTTATTGAAAGATGCCCTTAATATGAAGTTATTTACGTTAGCAACCGACAACTGCGCTGCTGGGAATAATACCTCCACACCATCAAGATGAATCAATTGGTCTGCGTTAGAATCCACAGGTGTAGTGGTAGAGGTTCCTAGCGCACCGCCTGTCATAGTTATTGCCACTGGATAGGTCGGGTATCCACCAGAGTATGTACGGATTCTACTGAACTGCCCGCCATTAATTTGATACCTACCCTTAAAGACAGCCTCTAGTACAACCCCTGCTGACGAATCGTTCTCACCTCTATTGTGTACATTATTCATCGTAACGAAGGGTAGATGCTTAGAGCCAGAGCCTGTGAAGTTTAAAGTCCCATAGCTCCCTCCATTTATGTCAATGATAGGTGAACAAGGTGTTCCAACTTTTGGAAGCCCTAACGAGTCCTGACGTGCCTTGAAGTATGTGAATGGCATAACCATTGTCCTGCCCTTTAAGTCCACATCATTTAACACAATCTCCGTAGGGAGGAATATAGTAGAGCCAGTAGACTGCATTAAGTAGAAGGATGCGGACATAGAGTCCTCATATTTCAATTTATCTATAACAACTCTACGAAAACATGTGAAGTTAATTGGACTATTAGGCACCTCACCTTGGGATGCATCTGTCTGACATTTAATGAAGCCATTGTGAAGTAAATTAACGTAGGTAGGAGTGTAGCCAGTTATCTTACAATCCGTAACGTACAGGTCTCCATCAGCCCAGCCGCCAGCGTCACTACGTGTTCGTATGAACCCTGAGTTGTTGTAACCATTACGTTGCTGCCAGTTAACACGAGTACATTCAAGGTCTCCCATCATGGTAACTAATATACCCCAATTACCTACGATACAGTCTTGAACCTTCAAATACTCCTTACAAGGTAAGTGGAAGTCTATGCGACTAAGTTGTGACACACCAAAGGTAACACGCTGGCAGTTATTACTACCAGTCGAACCCCACCCATAACCGTCAGACCTTAATCCTAGCACAGTTACACCATAGGAATCCTCTAATGACACAGAGTAGGTGAAAGTGTTATCTGGTGTGGCATTGACATCCGTACAATCAACACCATACAACTTAATGTAGGCGCAGCGTGTGACTCGCAATCTGGTAACATTTAATTGTTTATACGAGCCACGGTTTACAAAGGAAGTATCCTTTAATTTAATCTTTGTGCCATCTATGAGTCTAATAGGTGTTACCGATGTACTCTGTGACTCATCAATAGTAATACCCTCAACCACCATGTAGTTATCTGCTAACTGCAAAGTTCTAAGGTTTGTTATAGATACCCCTTCTGGTATAGCATAATATAACCCAGACGCTAACTGGCCTTTAGTGAATGACACGTTGTGCTCTGAGCGCTTCTGCACAACACTGCGATATTTAAACATATCTTGATCAACGTCGTAACGTATGTATGCGTTAGATGCTAAATCACCAACCACCCAACCATCCACCACACAGCTTCCCGACATTTTGGATTCATTTGAATTCAAGGCGAGGGTTTCAGGAGATGAGTCAGAATAAGTTACCCACTCAGCATCCCTTGTGATGATTATGGAACCAGTCCAGCCCGCTGGTATAAACTTAGAGCCTCTAAAGTTACAACTAGTTTTAAAGGTTATGTTCGATGTGCCCTGTAAGCGGAACTGACCACTAGTCTGGACTATAGGTAGTTGTAGTCGATTTGCGGCGTTGGCACATCGTATGATTTGAATTAGAGAGTCCACAGTCCCAGTAGGGTCTGCCCCATACATTAAGAAGTTAAGACTCTCTACATTTAGTCTAGTCCATGTGAACCCGTTGGATATGATAGAATACCCGAAATCATCTACATCTAGAAATGTGGTAGCTGTTCTAACAAATAGGCCGCCACCAGAAGTTCCTCCCTCCCAGTACGACGAAACGTACACATAGTCGTGGGTATTAGTGGCTGGTAGCGCCCTTAAAGCTGATAATGACGTCACTACCTTAACAAGCGTCTCGAAAGCCTTCTCCACTGTCATACCAGATAGCATGCCAATCTCAGAAGCACCATTAGTGGATTTTAAGAGCGCTGCCAGAGCCAGCTCACTAGTCACTGCTGGTATTACAGCTACAGGGTTCCCGCTGCTGTCAAAGGACACTACTCGTCCCGCCACATCACCTTGTATCGGAGGAACGTCATACTCCAGGCGGATTGCTTTAGTGGTGGCAGAGTCAACGTAACCTTTTGTTGCCGCATCGGAGTCACTAGTAGGCTCGCCAACATTTTTAATTGGACGACCTTTAGCATCCAGATTCCCTAAATCATCCTGAGAGATACCCAAAGCTGTGTTATCACGAGCTTCTTCAGCGATATGAATTGCTTGTATCTGTGAGGCATTCAAGTCTTTAGCACGTAACACTGAGCCGTCTGAGAAGTTAACTACACGGTCAGTCGCAGAGGTCTCTCTACGAATCTCAATACGCTCCCAAGGCGACCCTAAAGCCACTGTGGTGCGAATACGGGTCTTAGTGACGAACCGATAGTCAGTACCTAAAGTCAGCTCTTGGCGAGTCTCACCACCAATGATAGCAACCTTCACGAAGCGTCTGGCTAGATAATCAAAGGTTATATCAAACTCACGGTCTGACCCGTTAAGTGGGAAGTTGGTAATAGTTCTAACAATGATAGCCATTTGGTCTCCTTAAGTAATGTCAATAAGGGACACGTAGTGTATCCCTTTAGTGAGTCTTAATTAATTTGGCCTTGGGGCCTCCTTAATCTGTACCCCATTGGACTCATAGATTTTCATAATGAGCTGCTGGGTTAATGGGTCATTTGGTACAAGCTCCCTAGTAGAGTTCATTAAGCCAGTCATGAAGTCCCTTTCAGTTGGCTTATTAGGGGCAGTCAATACACCATGCGCATTAATTACTGCTGACCCGATAGATGCAACATAACCTAACGCTGGAACCTGAGCTGCTACGTTGCCGCCCATCTCCGCTAAGACATTACGAGAAGACACTGCTTTGTCACCACCTTTAGGCCCAGTCTCTACGGGCTTAGGGAGGATTGTCGAACGGAGCATCTGCATGTCTTGGAACCCAGCGGCACCACCTATCATGGTTGCTACTGATAGTGGAGCACCTAAGTGTGAACTTCTAGACAACGCTGCGTACCCTAACATCGTAGGGTTAAGAGCCTTCTTCAAGTAGTCCTTACGCTGGTGCTCTTGGAGACCTAACGCCTTAACGTGCGCTTGAGCTGCAAAGTATGTCCCAGCGATACCTAAGGATAAGATGTGGGTCAACGCTACGTCAATCGCTCGGTTGTTCTTACTGGCCTCATAGAAAGACCTGACGAACTTAGCGTTAAGAGACTTAATGGTAAAGTTCTTAAACTGCATAGCCATCTTAACACCCGCACCGTAAGCTTTAGAGTCCTGTGAGGAAACCTTATGGGGTCTCAGCATAGTCTCATCAGCTACCTTATCAGCAAGTCTCCACAAGTCCATAGCGCGGGGGTCTTGACTGAAAGCCTTCTTATCGGTAATCGTAAACTTACCGTCAGCATCCCTTGAGGCATGGTCTCTGAATAATTGCTTGATTCCAGCCCATTGCTCCTTGGAGATACTTGCAGACTTCAAGAAGTTATCCGTACCAAACTTAGAACCTTTACCACCCAGAGCTGCTCCAGCAACATCACCTAGAACACCCTGACGAGCTGTATCCATAAGGTAGTTAGCGGTGCCATTAAGCATCTTAGTCCACGGAGACCTTGCGGCTAACTCCTGAGTACCGTACTTAAGGGTTCCTACCACCTCAGACATTACGACTCCAGTATCAGAGGCTTCCCGTAGACGCTGTGCTATGTCAGCACGTCCCGGTCGGACTAGCTGGTCGAGTTCCTTCCCGAACAACATACCGTGTACCTCTCGAAGCTCATTACCTTTAAGTGGCCCCTTATTGACCAAGTTGTTCAACGTAGGGATTCCGTGAAGCATAGCGCTTACGTTCCCCTTGGCTAACATACCTGCTATCTCCGTGAGGTTCTGAGGCCCCATATAGAAGTTCTTAGCGAAGAACGCTAAGTCATTAAGGGAACGTAGAGCTGTCTCAAAGGCTCCGTCTTGGTTACGTCTAGCGCGACCAGTGAGAATCTTAACGGTATCCTTAAGCGCCTCCACTTCACCCTTCATGATACCATTGCCTTCAGACTTAGCGTCTAGGGCCATGATGTCATCCTTGAGTTCCTTAGTGGTCTTCCCTGTGCTCCCCATGATAGCTATATCACCATCAATTCGACGGTCATAAGCTGGCATCACGCGGAACATGTCGAAGTCCCTTAGGTCATTCACTGAGAACGTAGTGCCATCCTGAAGGGTAATAGGCATATCACTATCAAACATATTACGAGCTTCTAAGAAGTTATTATTCTCAATACCAACAAGACCGTTGATGTTGTCGTCGATAACACTAGAGGAGTTGAAGTTCTCTGTATGGCTGATACCGTATGCCTTATCTCTTGCGTGTTTAAGTACCATATCAGGGGTGACTTCCGGTACACCGTTAAGCTCCTTAAGGTATTCATCAACGCGAGTCTTCACCTCTGGTCTGGATTTATAACTAGTCAACCAGCTAGAGGCAATCATCTCCTGTAGACCATCATTACCAAACCGCTGAACATACAGAGCCTTAGAGGCCCTATCGTACACATTAGGTACATAAGTACCTTTATGACGACTACCGGGGAATATACTTGCAGCATCCATTCGCCCAAACATTCCGGGGTTCTCCATCAGTTCCCGTTTGGTATCGAAGTGTTGCTTCATCAAATCCATAACCTTTCGTTCACTCTTCGTCAA